GTTCGCATGCTAATGTCGGACGCATGTGCGACTGGGACGTACGGGGACTGTATGTTTGCTTACGCTAGAGGACTGAGCTGTGGTATGACCCTGCGCGCGCATTCCGACGAAGGAGGTTGGATACGTGCAGCACTACGCAGGGCATCTTACCCGATGCCGTCCGGCTTCTACTGTGTGGATGAGGAAAAAGCAGCAGTGATGCCGCACTTCTCGGGTGTCACGTTCAACTGGCGTAGTTTCCAGTTGTCGTGCGTTGAAATACTGCTGGAGATGGCTGCTTGCGTGTCAGATGCAGACCCCATGCACTCACAAGGTGTAGAGACCGTGTTGGAGAACCTCAATACTGCCGGTACGCATGAAGAGCGGGCGGGGGAGGTGCAGGATAGAGCAGCAGGGCGCCCATCGGACTATAGCGACCTGGAATGTGTTCTGAACAACATGGAGGACCACTGTGCTGGGTACTTCAACACCGTACACGTGGGGGGCGTGCACGCTCGCGCCCACCCAGCACTGCAGAGAGGAACGTTCAAGACGTACTTGAACGATGATCTAGTTGATAGCCACTTAGATAGGGAAATGCTCATGCCATATCTGTTCGTGGAACCTGCGTGCCTACTTAGCGCTAGGGGTTACGTCACTCATGAAGGACCCAAGCTGGGTGAAGTGCGATCTGTACCGCTGTTCCCGTCGAATGTGACGTTAACCAAACGGTCGGTAAGCGGCGCTACAGGTTCTGGCAAGCACTATGCGGACAATGTCTACTTTGGTCTAAACGGCAGTTGGGCCCGCAAGAGTGGGTACTTTTACATGCTATCAGCTTCGTTCAACAACGGTCGGGACCAAGGACTGTCGTCAATGGTGTGCAAGCCCAGGGGCAAGGACATCAAGGATTTGGTATCTATGAGCGCCGATTCTGCCGAGAATAGGTTGTCCGAGATGCTGTGGAAACGGCCACACTGTCCAGTACCTGCAGTTGGTGAACTACGTAATTGGCATGAAAACCTACTAGTCAGGTATTCGGGTGGTGTGCGCCGTTCGCTTCCTACAACTGATGTTGAAGGTAAAATGGTAAAGATACACGTGGCACAGCCTGTAGTATGCACGGCCAGCGAGGTGTTGGTGACTAAGGCTGTGATATCACGGAGGTTGAACAATTCGCACCGACGCTTCCTCAACATTGAAGACGTAAGTGATGACGACGTTGAGTTGGCGGATTTGATAGACCAATTGCGGCCTTTAGAAAACATAGTTGCTGTGGTTATGGACGGGCCCGCTAGCGCTGGTCGGCCTGAGGCTGCTGACAGTGCTATGTTGGACGCGAGCAACCAGAGCGACGTGAGGAATGGTCACATATCGGAAGCCCTAGCCACCGACCCTGCACCAGAGGTGCAAGACGTACGTTTTACAAGGCTCAATGAAGTGAGCGGAGAAGACTTCAATATACTACTAGACCGCAGAGTGGATAGTTCGACAACAGACGCCCATGCCCAGGACGATAACAATGTCGGAAGATCCACGCCTGCTAGCTAGTAGGCTAAAGACTGCCCTCGCCTGCCTAGAACGATGTTCTAGGCTTTGGCGAGGGAGAGATGTGGTAGAACTGTCACGCAGGATATGGGACGTTCCGCTACAAATCTCCATCAATGAAGAGTCGGTCATCGACTTCATTGAGGGCTTCGTAGATGATAAGGTAAGTACTGAGCGAAGCTCGCCAGACGGGGTGCTTACCTTCAACAAATTACTGTCGTGCGAGATCGATGATAGGTTTGTGTTTCCACTTAAAGGGCATGTGGGAGCAGCAACCAAGGTTAATATGTTTTTTGGTGACGTCCTACTGAGTGCTGTCAAGGCATACGGTAGGGACGTCGCGTGTAATATAGTTTGCAGCCTGATTAACCGGGGGCTGTATAACGATCAGGCTACTGGTTTACTATGCTGGGCTTGCGTGTGTTCTGAAAGGGGTCTGCCCTATATGAAGCTAGCAAGTTTAGGATGGGATGCACTCAAGGAGTTGAGTGATATAGTTAAAGGAATGGGGGTAGCGGCGAGCCCCTTGCTGCACCTACTTTGTGAGGTGCACACGCTGGAGGGGCGTGGAGTTAAAGGGGTCGACTGGGGAGAGGAGATAAGGAAACGGACTGACCCTGAGTCATTCGAGGGTATGTTGGCTGTCTTCGACAGCAATGACCTGAGAAGGGAGGTGCGTAACATTGTGCGTGAAGAGCGGGGGTCGTTCAACCCGCCTACGTGGCGTGACTTTTGGAATAGCAGGTTTGCGACTACAAAGGGCGGCGCTCATAACGCAAAAGCAGCCATGTTTAAGGGTCTGCCAAACAGACAATTGAACAAACGGAACTACGTGGAATCTGCACCGTACCATGAGATAATGGACGTTAAGCCTAGCGGTATAGTGTCTGTGTCCGAGAAGTTGGAGAATGGGAAGTCACGTGCAATATATGCACTAGATTCAGACAATTATCTACGTTTCGATGGTCCAGCAAGGGCTCTGGAGAACTGCTGGTTGAACAAAAGAGCGGTATTGAAACCTTCTAATGACTACGTATCAGAAGAGGTAGAATTGCGTGCAGGTAGATTGGGGAAGTTGAAAATGATGTTCGACTACGCTGACTTCAACTCTGCCCACACTAATGCAGCTATAAAAATAGTGATAGAGGAGGCCTTCGTCGGCCTCGACCCGTGTTGGTTAACTTGGCTGTTGGATAGTGTCGACAATACGTATGTACGTGATCCTGTGTCAGGTGTACTGTTGCCGGTCAAGGGGACATTGTGCTCCGGCCATCGCTTGACGACGATAGTAAACACCATACTAAATGCCGCGTACATGCGTTTGGTACTAGGTGACCTGTACAGCAAACTGTGGATACAACACGTGGGCGATGATGTGGTGGCCTCAACCGATGATTACGCTGTGGCAGCTATGGCTGTACATAGGGTACTGAGTTCTGGTCTTAATATGCAGCGGGCTAAGCAGGGTTTCGGAACGCATTGTGCTGAGTTCTTGAGGATATCTTTCGATAAGAATTTAGCGGTGGGTTACTTTGCCCGGTCTGTGAGCAGCGCAGTCGGCGGGAACTGGGTGACCCTGAGGCGCCTTGATATTGAGGAGTATCTAGAAAGTGCCCTCAACCTGATATGGACCTGGCGCCAGAGGTCACAAAGCGTTAAGTGTCCAAGGCTGTGGATAGACACGATTGTGCGGAGGATGAGACTGACCCATGAGGAGGCCGAGTTGGTATGCACAGGGCGGGCGTCAATAAATGGATCGCCAGTGTGGGGTGTGGCCAAAGGGCGCTTCACGGTTATGTCTCTGAGGGCACGCTCAAAAAGAAAGACGATACCGAGGTACGTTGACGGTATTAGGTTGCCTCGTTTAGCGAGCGAGGACTACAAGAAAGTAAGTAAAGAATTCGCAAAT